CTCCGCCGGGTTGTCCCCTTTCTCCCCATCCCCCAGCCGGCGTGGTGCACCGGCTGGCGGTAGGGTCCTGGCCGGCCGTCCGTTCCTCCCGCGGCCGGCCAGGGTCCGTCCCTCTCTTGCAATCTCTCGGTTGTCGTTTTCTCCGTCCTCCTTTCGTGCGCCACCACAACAGCACGAAAGGAAGACACGCGCGTGTCCAATCAAGACACGAGCGTGTCCAAGAAGGTCACGAGCGTGTCCAAGAAGAACACGCACGTGACTTTCGCGGACACCCTCCCTGACGAAATGCGCATGATCGTGCGCCGGGCCGCGCAGCCGGTCATGCCCGGCGATCAGATCGGCGCGCAGATCAACCGCGCCGCGCGCCGGCTGGACCTGCCGCACCGCCGAACGCAGGAATTCTGGTACGGGCGGGCGCGCCGCATCCTGGCCCAGGAGGCCGACCGGATGCGCGCCTGGCACCGCGCCTGGATCGAGGCGCAGCGCGCCAGACTGGCCGCCGATATGGCCAGCCTGGACGCCGAGGAGGCGCGGCTGAAACGGGTCCTTCAACGGCTGGAGAACGAGGATGGCGGATGATCCGGGCAACACTCTGGTGGCTGGTCCGCCGCTCCGCGTTGCGGGCGGCGCGGCGGTGTCTGGCGGTGGCGAAGCACGCAAGCCAGCGGTTGCGGCGGCCGTCCGCTGGCTTGCCACAGCCACAACCCGAGACCTCCAGTCCGTCGGCGGACTGTCCGCCAGCGAGGCCCTTGAAGTGAGCCACCACGGCCGCCGGCTGGCCCAGTCGCTGGGCATCCAGCTTCCAGAAGACGCCCATGGTTGATCCGCTGGTCCGCGATCCTAATTACCGCTGGCGCCACGCGGTGTTCATGGCCCGCTGGTGGGGGGGGCACGTGCTTAAGGGCGTGCGCGATCCGCACAAGGCCGCGGCGGCGCTGTGCGAAGCGATCGGCTGGGCGTCCAGATGAGCGAGCCGGCGCGCCGTTTGGTCGATGCTGGCGAAGTCGCGCGGATGTTGAACGCGCGCATCGGCGCGTTGGTGCATGAACTGCTGCCCGACGGCACGCGCAACGGCGCCGAATGGTGCGCGCGCAATCCAGGCACCGGCAAGATCGGCTCCTTCAACGTCCACCTGACCGGCGAGAAGGCCGGCGTATGGGGCGATTTCGTTGCCGGCGTATGGGGCGATGCACTCGACCTCATCGCCTATGTACGGTTCGGCGACGACAAGAAGGACGCCTTCGCCTGGGCACTTCGCTGGCTCGGCATCGATAACCGCGACCCGGCCGCGATCGCGCGCGTGCAACGCGAAACCCCCACCGCCCCTGAGCGTGACGCGCAGGCCGAGCTCGAAACAGAACGGCTGCGCAACGCGGCGTTCCGCATCTGGCTTTCGGCCATGCCGAATTTGCGGGACACGCCCGTGGACATGTACCTGCAGGGCCGCGGCATCGCGCTGGCGGACCTGAAACGTGCGCCCAGGGCGATCCGGTTTCACCCCGGCCTGTATCACAAGGCGAGCGACCGCCGTTGGCCTGCCATGGTCACGCTCGTTGCCGGCGCCAATAACCAGGCGGCCGGCTGCCATCGCACCTGGCTGGAGTGCCGCAACGACGGCCGCGTAACAAAAGCGCCGGTCGAGAAGAACAAGATGGTGCTGGGTAGCTACAAGGGCGGTTCCGTCCATCTGTGGCGAGGCGCTTCCGGCAAGCCCCTGTCCGAGGCGCCCGAGAGCGAAATCGCCGACATCACCGAAGGCATTGAAGACGGGCTGTCAGTCGCGATCGCTGCCCCGGAATGCCGGGTGCTCGCGGCGATCGCGCTGTCGAACATGGCGAACATCGTCCTGCCCGACGCGATTCACACCGTGCGCCTGTGGCGTCAGAACGACACCAGCGCGCCGGCGATCGACGCGTTCATGCGCGCCGCGAGGGTACACGCTCTGGCGGGCCGAGAGGTTCTGATCCCGCCCATCCCCGCGGACCTCAAAGACGTCAATGACCTGCTGAGGAGCGCCTGATGGCCGCAACCGGCCGCCAACGCGTTCGCAACGCTCTTGCCGCAGCCAGGCCGCTGACGATCGTCAGCGACAACGAGGGCGAGAGCATCCACGGCCTGCCGCCGGGCTGCCCGGTCGTGCCGCTCGGCGTCGCCGGCGAAGTCCGCTACTACCTGGACGCCAAACGCCAGATCATCGCGTTGACCGCCGGCGATCACACCAGGCTAAAGCTGCTCGGCCTGTTCGTGCCGCAAGCCGAGTTCTGCTACGCGACCGACCGCTGGACACGGAAGAACGACAAGGGCGTGGTCACCGGCTTGCGGCCGGAACTGATTGCCGAGGATCTGATGACCGCCTGCGGTCATGCCGGCGTGTGGGACCCGAGCGACCGGGAGCGCGGCCGTGGGACCTGGCTCGGTGAGAACGGCGAACTGGTGATGCATCTTGGTGACGAGGTGCTTTTCTTCGAACGCATCCCCGACCCCTGGGGCGGCAGGATGGCCCGCAAGCCCGGCCTGGCCGGGCGCTATGTGTATCCGTCCGGTGATCGCGCCGGCGCGCCGGTAGAGCAGGTCGGCGACGACAGCCCGGGCGAAGAACTGCTGGAGCTGTTCGACACATGGGCGTGGCGCCGCAACGACCTCGACGCCGTGCTGATGCTCGGCTGGGTCGGCGCCGCGATGATCGGCGGCGCGCTGCCCTGGCGGCCCGTCGTGTGGTTGACCGGCGGCAAGGGCACCGGCAAGTCGACACTGTTGAAGGCCCTCAAAGGGCTTTTTGGCAACGCGCTGATCGATCTGGCCGACACGTCGCCGGCGTTCATCTGGCAGACGCTGCGGCACCAGACGCTGCCGGTGAGCGTTGACGAGCTCGAGGCCGACGAAGATAACCGGAAGCAGATGAATGTCGTGCGTTTGGCCCGAATAGCTGCCTCTGGTGGCAAACTCGGCCGAGGCAGCGACAAGCACGTGCCGGTCGAGTTCACGTTGAGATCCTGCTTTCTGTTCTCGTCGGTTCTGGTGCCACCGCTGATGGGACCGGATCGGTCCCGCATTGCCATGCTCGAACTGGCGGACCTGCCGCCCGAGCAGATCGCGCCAGACCTCGAACCCCGCGCCCTGAAGCATCTGGGCGCGAGACTTCGCCGGCGGATGATCGACGGATGGCCCCGGTTCGACGCGACGCTCGAACGCTACCGGCGGGCGCTGGCAACCGTCGGACACAGCCAGCGCGGTGCCGACCAGTTTGGCACCCTGCTGACGTGCGCGGACCTGCTGCTGTTCGGCGACCAGCCTGATGCCCAGGCCGCCGATGAGTGGGTGCGGCGCCTGGCAGCCGCTGGACTGTCCGAGACGGCCGACGATCTGCGGGACGAGGAACAGTGCCTCCAGCACATGCTGGCGTCCCAGGTGGACGCCTTCCGGGCTGGCGAACGGCTGCTGCTGGGCGAGTGGATCAACCGTGCCGCCGGCCGCATGCCGAACGTCGACGCCGGCGAGGCGGAGCGCGTCATCGGCCGCGTCGGCATCCGTCTGGAGAAGATCGACCGCACCGCCTACCTGGCGATCGCCAACAACCACACCGGCCTCGCTGGGCTGTTTCAGCGCACCCGCTGGCAGACCCCGCAGGGTGTCACTGGCGTGTGGGTGCAGGCGATGCGGCGGCTGCCAGGCGCGGAGCGTGGAACCCGCACGCTCTATTTCGGTGGCGCGTATGGCAAGGCGACGCTCATTCCTTTGAGCCTTATTCCACCGCCTGATCTTCAGCTTGAACTACCGATAACTGACCCAGAGGTGTGATGTGACTGCATCTATACAAGACCACGCCAGTCTACCGTCCCGCACCCCGGCCCGTTACTGCAAGCAGATGATCCGCGTGGGGCTTGACAGCGCGTGCGGGTTCGGGGGTGCTGCGCCGGCCGCGTCGGTTAGAAACGGTTACGAACCGGGTTATACGCAACCCACTGGCAGGCTTGGCGAAAGGCCGGTTTCTAACTTTCTAACTATATAACCACTCCCGCGTATGTGCATGCGTGCGCACACATACGCGCGGGTGGGCGGTTAGAAAGTTATAAAGTTAGATATCTCACAAGAGAGAGGAATATCAAAAGGATGCGTCTAACCCGGTTCGTAACCGTTTCTAACCGCTCCGGCGGAATATCTTGAGGGGGTTATAATGGGCACGGATCGCACCGGCCTTGTGGCCATGCTCGAGGACGCGGACGCGGGGGAAGCGTTGCTGGCCGACGACGCGGAGCAACTGGAGCTGCTGGGGATGTCGCTGCCGGAGAACCGGCGCGGGCGCGGCAGGCCGGCGGGACAGCGCAACCTGCGGGTTCAGCGGATCGCGGATTACCTGCTGACGCGGTATCGCGATCCGCTGGAGGGGCTGGTGCAGATGGCGGCGCTGGGCGTCGAGGACCTGGCGGCGGCGCTGGGCTGCACCAAGGCCCAGGCGTTCGCCGAGAAGCGGCTGTGTGCCATGGCGTGCCTCCCCTACCTGCACAGCCGCCAGCCCATCGCGGTGGACGTGACGAACCGGCAGATCGTGCATCTGGCGATCTTCGATGGCGGCGAGGCCGAGGCTCAGGACGTGGACAGTGGCGATGCGGGCGTCATCCTCACAATCGAAGGAAATCAATCGGTTAGCGGAGAGCCAGATGGCACAGTCTGACATTCGGCAGTCTGACAGTCAGCGTAAGCCATTGATCTCGCACGATGAATGCGCGCCGCGACCGCTGATTGCCAATCAGCCTGCCGCGCGCCTGACGGGCCGCGCCTGGCACGTGCACGCCGGCGCCCAGGCGCGGCCGGCCCCCCCCGGGGGCCGGTTTTCGCCAGCCCGCTGCCCTGCATGCCCCTGGCTGTGTGATTTTCCCCTCAGCTGGGAAAAATCGTCAAAAATCGCGAACCAGGACAGGGCGTGGGGTGCCGGGCCTGGGCTGGCGCGTCAGCCAGGGCGCGCGGGCCGTGGGCAGGGGCTGCCGGCATGAGTGGTGCGCAGCCCCGCCTGAACCTGGTCTGGGCGGCGCCTGGCCCCGTCGCGGCCGCGTTCATGCGCGACCGGTCGAAGGTTTCGGTGATCAACGGGCCGGTGGGTTCCGGGAAGAGCACGGCGGCGTTTATGAAGGCCATCCGCCTGGCCACGGAACAACGGCCGAGCCAGACGCTGACGGCGCCAGGGCCGCGCGGCACCCGGATGCCGATGCGCCGGTTCCGGCTGGCGGCCGTGCGCGATACCTACCGCCAGCTTTGGCGCACGACGATCCCGACCTGGCTTACGCGCGTGCCTCGGTCGGTTGGCGAGTTCACCGGGGCCGAGGGCGCGCCGGCGGTGCACCGGATACCGTTCGCCCTGGCCGACGGCACGATGGTGGAGATGCAGGTGGACTTCGTCGCCGTCGGCGACCAGTCGGCCGAGGAAGCACTCCGCGGCTACGAAGTGACGGGCTTCCTGCTGAACGAACTGGACCTGCTGGCCAAGGATGTCCTGGACTATGCGCGCACCCGGACGGGGCGTTTCCCGCCGGCGTCGGAAGAAGGCGCGAGCTGGCACGGCATCATCGCCGACCTGAACGCGCCCGAGTTGCACAACTGGACATACCAGGGCCTGTTCCTGCGGACGCCGGAGGAGTTGGCCGAGGTTAGCTGGGCACTGTTTCGCCAGCCGGATGGCCTATCTCCACAGGCTGAAAACCTGACCAATCTGCCACCCGGCTACTACGACGAAATGGTGAGTGGCGCGCCCGAGTGGCTGGTTCGCCGCATGGTGCGGAACATCCCGGGCTATTCCAGGGCCGGCAAGGTCATCTACCCGGAGTTCAACGATCAGCTGCACGTCGCGGCGCAGACGATCCACGCGCGGCGCGGCATCCCGCTGGGCATCGGCTTCGATGCTGCCGGCCACCCCGCCGCCGTGTTCGTGCAGAAGCTGCCGTCCGGCCAGTGGCTGATCCTGCGCGAGCTGGTGGGCGAGCCGGGGACCGGCGCGGCGCGGTTCGGCGACATGGTCGCCCAGGTGCTGCGGGACGAGTTCCCGGAATTCACGGACGTGTATGGGTGGGCCGACCCGAGCGCCGCCTATGGCGCCGACACCAAGGCCGGCGAAGCGACCTGGATTGAGATCGTGGCGGCGCACACGGGCGTGCGCATCCGCCCGGCGCCGACCAATAAACCGATCCCACGCTGGGAAGCGGTGCGGCTGCCCCTCACTCGCCTGATCGACGGCCAACCCGGCCTGCTGCTGTCGCCTGTCTGCAAACTGCTGCGGGCCGGCTTCAACGCCGAATATCGGTTCCGGCGCATCCAGGGCACGACGGACCGTTACGACGAAGCGGCGGAGAAGAACATGGCGTCACACCCACAAGACGGCCTGCAATACGTGCTCAGCGGCGGCGGAGAGGATGCCCTGATCCGCGAGCGCCGCGCCGAGGACGGCAAGCGTGGCACCGCGCTGCCGCGGCAAACCCCCAGTTGGGATCCCTACGCAACAGGAGCCTACGCATGAGCAGTAGACTGACACAGACAAATTCCTTCGGCGCCGCCGGCAATCTGTCGCGAAGGGACCAAGCCAAAATCGAGCGTGATCCGTCCGCCGGCGACTACCAGGCGACCACGATCAGCTTCACCGCGCCGGGCACGATCGCCGACAGCGCGAACGGGTTCGGCGTGTTCAACCTGAGCGATGACATCGAGGTGCGCGGATCGCCGCTGAACAGCCGCCTCTATGTCATCACGGCGGCCAGCGCGGGATCGCTCACTGTCGTGCCGGCGATGATCCAGACGGAAAGCGCGGGTGCCCCCATCATCATCGCGAGGGACAGTTAATGACCACGTATCCCCTGGCTGACACGATCGCGACCTCTGCCTCACTCAGCAGCGGCGCGCAGGTGAACGGTATCGACGTGGTCGGGTTGTTGATGCCGGCTGGCTGGGATGCTGCGGTGATCACGCTGCAGCATTCCCCGGACGGTTCGGCGTGGGTCAACATCTACGACCAGAATGGGGCGGAACTGACGCTGCAAGCCGCCGCCAGCCGCTACATCATCCTGCCGCCATCGCTGCTGCCCGGTGTCGGCTGGTTGCGCATCCGGTCTGGCACGTCGGGCACGCCGGTGACGCAAACCGCAACCCGGGCCTTCAGTTGGTCCACCCGGAACTATGGGCGATGAGCGGCCTTTTCTCCAGCCCGAACATCCCGGCGCCGATCGTGCCGGGGCCGGCCCCGCAGGTCAGCGATCAGACCGTGATTGCCGATGCCAACGCCGAGCGGCAGCGGCTGGCGACGGCGTCGGGCCGGGCCTCGACGTTCCTGACGCCGACCAACACGACGGCGGGGCCGAGCGGCGCCAGGACGCTGCTGGGGGTGAACTGATGGACGCCCAGAACATCCCGCCGCAGCTTGCGGCGCCGCCGCTCGGCCTGACGGACGATCAGGCCGGGCAGATCAACCTGCCCCCGGTGATTGACCAACTTCGGATCACGCGCGTGGCCAACGGCTGGACCGTCGCCGAGAAGTCGCAGCCGTACGGCACCGGCCAGGTTCTAGGCCAGGTTCTGGCGATCGTGGAAACCCCGCTCCGGCTGGCGCGGCTGATCCTGCAATGGGCGAACGCCGCCGAAGGGAGCGAATGACATGGCCCAGGACGCGCGTGCGCTGCTGAGACGTTTCGAGGCGCTGAAGACTGCCCGCACTTCATCCGAAAATTACTGGCAGCAGGTGGCCGACTATATCCTGCCGTCGCGGGAGTTCACGCGGCATACAACGCCGGGCAACCGTCGCACCGCGCCCCTGATCTTCAACACCACGCCAACGCTGGCATGCGAGCAACTGGCCGGCGCGCTGCATGGAATGCTGACCAGCCCAAGCCTGCGATGGTTCGCGCTGCGGCCGAGCGATCCCGTGCTGGCGGCCAACGATGACGTGCGCGCCTGGTTTGAAGCAGCCACGGACGTGCTGTATGGCGCGTTCACGTCCACCAGATCAGGGTTCGATACCGCCCTGCATGAACTGTATCTGGAGCTGGCCGGGTTCGGCACCGGCTGCCTGTTCGTCGCCGATCGCGGCCGGCTGGGTCCGTTTTACGAGGCGCGCCCGCTGGCCGAAATCTACGTGGCGCAGGGCGCGGACGGCAAGATCGACACGCTGTTTCGCTGCTCGCCCTATCCGGCGCGCGACGTGGTTAAGACATGGCCGGACACGACGCCAGACAAGATCAAGGCGCTGGCAGAGAAGACGCCTGACGCGCCTGTCATGGTGGTGCACACCGTGGTGCCGATCGGCGACGAGAAGTGGTGTAATGCCTACATTCTCCAGGCGGACGGCTCGATGCTCGAGGATGGGCCGTTGTTCAACGGCTTCCCGTTCGCGGTGCCGCGGTGGATGAAGCGGTCCGGCGAGACGTATGGCTTCGGGCCGGGCCAGTCGGTTCTGCCGGACGTGAAGCTGCTCAACAAACTGGAAGAGATCAACCTTCGCGGGTTGGCAAAGATGATCGATCCGCCGTTGATGGTGCCGGATGACGGGTTCCTGAATTCAGTCGTCACATCGCCAGGCGCGATCAATTACTACCGCTCCGGCTCCATGAACCTGGACAAGGTCGGACCGTTACTGACCGGCGGCCGGCCGGACCTGGGAAAAGGCGAAATCGAACTGCGGCAGGATCGCGTCCGGCGCGGCTTTTACGTGGACTGGATGAACCTGCCGCAGCAGCCGAACATGACGGCCACGGAGGTGTTGCAGCGCCGGGACGAAATGTTGCGCATCCTCGGCCCGATGGTGGCGCGGGTGACCGGTGAGCTGCTTGGTCCGGTCATCACCCGATCATTCAACATCCTGGCGGCGAACGGCTTCCTGCCGCCGCCGCCGGAAGCGTTGCGCGGCCAGGGCTACCACGTGGAGTATTTGTCGCCGCTGGCGATGGCGCAGAAGGCGTCGGATGCGGAAGCCGTGATGCGGTGGGCCACGGCCATGGGGCAACTGGCGCAGGTCGATCAGACCGTCTTGCAGGTGGTCGATGCCGAGGCGGCCGCCCGCTTCCTGGCCAACCGGCTTGGCGCGCCGGCGGCGGTTGTGCGCTCCCCCGAGGCGCTGGCGCAGATGCGGCAGCAGGCGGCCCAGCGGGAGGCGCAGCAGCACGAGATGGCGGCGGCGGGGACGGTGGCGGATACGGCGCAGAAGGGCAGCGCCGCACTGGTGAACCTGTCGCAGGTGCTCCAGCAGCGCCAAGGGCAGGGCCAGACCCCGGGCCAGGCCCCGGGCCAAGGGCAGGCGGCGGCGGCATGACCCGGCTGTGGCGCACATGGGCGCAACTTCGCGGCAGGGACCGAACCACCGAGCGGCAGCAATTGGTCATGGATTACCGGCAGGTGTTCGGCAGCGAGGCCGGCAGGCGCGTGCTGGGGGACATCCTGCAAAGCGTTGGCGTCATGCAGACGTCATTCGGACCTGATGGTGCGGCAGCCGTGGCCTTTCGCGAAGGGCGGCGGCGCGTTGGCCTGGAGATCATTCAAACCATCAACGTAAATCCCGACGCCATCCAGGCGGCGGTGGTGACTGGTGAACTTGAGGAGCTTTTTCAAAATGGCAACGAGTGACATTCCGGCTCGGCCGGCGTGGACACCTGAACTGGCCGACACGGCGGCGGTGATCGGGCGGTCGCGGTTTGACCGCAGCGTGTCCGACGCGGCGCTGGCGCAGCAGGTGTTTGACAGCCTGCCGACGTTCCCGTGGCCCGAGCCGGCGGCTGATGCGCCGGCAGAGCCACCGGCCGATGCGCCGGCAGATCCACCAGCTGACGCGGCGCCCGAGCCGGCGGCTGATGCGCCGGCAGAGCCACCTCCCGTTGACGGTTCGCAAAACCAGGGAGGCCAGCCATGAGTGGCACGAGCGCGGCGACCGGGACCGGCACTGGCGCCGGCGCCGGCGGAACGGGGACGGCGCCGACCGGCTTCCTGACGGATACGGCAGGCGGTGGCACCGGCGGCGGCACGGGCACGGCTGACCCGCGGACGTGGCTGCCGGAGGCCTATCGGGCCGATCCGACGTTCGCGGACCTGAAAGACGTTGACGGCCTGGCGAAGAGCTACAAGCACGCGGCGTCACTCGTCGGCGTCGATCGCGCGCAGGTGCTGCGGCTGCCGAAAGACGAAGCCGCGGCGGAATGGGCTGACGTCTACGCCCGTCTTGGATGCCCTGAGAAGCCGGACGGCTACGAACTGAAAGGGCCGGAGGGCCTTGCACCAGAAGTCCTGACCGAGTTCGGCAAGACGCTGCATACGGCCGGCCTGAGCAAGCGACAGGCCGCGGCCGTCATGGACTTCTACAGTGGACAGGTGACCGCCCAGGCGACGGCGTTGCAGCAGGCTCAGGACGCGATGCTGGCGCAAACCACAACCACCCTGAAACAGGAATGGGGCCAGGCGTTCGACGATCACGCGCACGCCGCGCGCCGCGCGGTGCGCGAGCTGGGCGGCGATGCCCTCGCGCAGAAGCTCCAACAGGCCGGACTGGCCAACGACCTGGACGTGGTTCGCATGTTCGCGAAAGTCGGCATGGAACGGGCCGAGGCCGCCGGGTTGAAAAGCGGTGGAGGCGGCGGCTTCAACGTCAACACGCCGGCCGCCGCACAGGCGGAAATCAGGCGTCTTCAGGGCGATCGTGACTTCGGCAAGGTATTGACGAACCGGTCCGACCCCGGCCACGCCGAAGCAAAGCGCCGCTGGGACGCGCTGCATGGCGCGGCCTATGCGGCCGTGGATGGCGGCTGACCATGGCCATCAGCGCCGCCCGCCTGTGGGCACTGCGGCTGGCGGCCGAGACGTCGCCCCGTTTGTCGAACGGAACGCCGGCACAAGACATAGTTGCAAGGGCGCGTGTCTTTCAGCTATATCTGGATGGCGACCAGGCGGGGAGCGTTGCCGTTCCGTCCATAGACGGGAACCAGCGTCCGCCAGACGTCGCGGGGTGACAGGCCGACCCCGGCAAACAGGCTAGGCACGGGTCCGTACGCGGGGAGCTCAGCCGGAGAAGGTTTAACCCTTTTTCGGGAGCTTCCCGATGTCGTTTGAAGTCACAACCAGTTTCGTCCAACAGTTCCGCAATACCCTGGCTTTACTCGCGCAGCAGAAGTCGAGCCGCCTGCGCGACAAGGTAATCTCTGAACCGGTCACCGGCATGACGGCCTGGTATGACCAGGTCGGCGCGACCACGGCGAACCAGATCACGAACCGCCATGGCGACACGCCGATCGCCAACACGCCGCACCGGCGCCGCCGGATCGATCTGGCCCCGTTCAACTGGGCCGATCTGATCGACCGGGCAGACAAGGTCCGCATGCTGGCCGATCCAACCAGCACTTATACCCGGGCGGGCAACGCCGCGATGAACCGGCGCATGGACGATATCATCATCGCCTCGTTCTTCGCGACCGCGAACACCGGCTCGGACGGTTCGACCCAGGTCCCGTTCCCAGCTTCCAACCAGATCGCGGTAAACTCGTGGGCGTATGGCTCCGGTAGCGGCAATGCCGGCCTGACCATCTCCAAACTGATCGAGGCCCGCACCGGCCTGCTCGGCCAGGAAGTCGCGGATGACTACGACGAAGAGGAGATCGACGATATCTATATCGCCGTGAGCGCGAAGCAGCTTGGCAACCTGCTGTCCACGACGGAAGTCACGAGCAAAGACTACAACGAGACCCAGGCGCTGGTCGAAGGCAAGATCAAGCGCTTCATGGGCTTCAATTTCGTCCGGACGGAGCGCCTGCAGCTCGATAGCAGCAGCTACACGCGGGTTCCGGTCTGGCACAAGGAGGGGATATTCTTCGGCGTCGCCGAAGGCCTGACCGAAGTCAGCATCGACAAGCGGCCCGACAAGAACAACGCCTACCAACCCTACTACGAAATGACCCTCGGGGCTGCCCGGGTCGAGGAAGCCCGCGTGTGGGAGATCAAGTGCCTCTGATCCGCCGCCGTCACCCGTAACCAGGTGGCGGCTTCGGCCGCCACCGCCCTTGCAGGAGGCCATCCATGGCCGTCGTTACTGTCCGTTCGCAGCTTATCACGAACATCATCGCCAGCCCACGGGTGCAGAACCCGGTCACGCAGGAAAACGGCCGCGCGCGTTCCTCGGCCGCCGTGGTCACCGTCACGAACGGCGACAGCATCAACTCCCAGTACAAGCTTGCCCGCGTCATGTCGCACTGGCGGCTGGTCGGCCTGCGGCTGTTCAACGCGGCCATCACATCCGGGGCGGCGAATATCGGTCTGTATCGCACCGATGACGATGGGGGCGCCGCGGTGGCGGCCGCCTGCTATGCCTCGGCCATCTCCATCGCGTCGGCCACCACGACGGGCACCGAAACGCTGTTCTCGGCCCGCACGATCGACAAACTGACGGCCCTGGTCTGGCAGGACGCCGGCGCCAGCGCCGATCCCCGCCTGGCCTACGACATCGTCATGACCCTGACCGCCGCGGCGGCAGCGACCGGCTACGTGGCGCTGGATCTGGCGTTCGTCGTGGACTGACGTTCCGGGGCGGTGCGCGGCGCCGCCCCACCTTTCGCGGAAGGCGAACCACATGGCACTGAGCCGGACCGACATCGCCAACCGCGCCTTGGACGCCATCGGCTACGACAACATCGGGTCGATCAACGACACGAGCAAGTCCGCGCGCCTGTGCAACAGATTGTTCGTGCCGTTGCGCGACGATCTGCTGCGCCGGCATCCCTGGAACTTCGCGATGAAACGGACGGTGCTGCCGGCGATGGCGACCGCCCCGGTGTGGCAGTGGTCGTATGCCTACCAACTGCCAACCGACTGCATCCGCGTCACCCGGTTGAATGTCTCCGATCCGACCACGCGCTATGCCGTCGAAGGCGGCGTTCTGGTGACCGATATTGGGCCGCCGCTCGGCGTGCTGTATATTTCGCGCGTCGAGGACGAAGGGCACTTCGACGCGTTGTTCGCGACGTGCCTTGTCACCGCGATGGCCCGCGACCTGGCATGGCCGTTGGGTAACAACGCCAAGCGCCGAACCGAACTGGCGAGCGACTTCACCGCCCTGTTGCGCGATGCCCGCAGCGCCGACGCGGCCGAGGGCACGCCGGATCAGCTATGGGCCGATACCCTGATCGATGCGCGGTTGATCTGATGCCCAATCAACGCCCGATCCAGACCAACTTCACCAGCGGGGAATTGTCGCCGCGCATGCGTGGCCGGGTTGACCTGGCGCAGTATGCGGCCGGTGCGGCGGAGTTGACCAACTTCCTGATCCAAACCCAGGGCGGCGCCACCCGCCGGCCCGGGTCGTATTATCTTGGCGATGCAAAGACGGCAGCCACCCGGGTGCGCCTGGTGTCGTTCATCGTGGACAACCTGACCGCCTACACGCTGGAATTCGGTGTGGGTTACATGCGGTTCTGGCGCAACCGCGGGCAGATCGTGGACAGCGGCGGCGCACCGCTGGAGCTGCCGACGCCGTATGACCTGGCGAGCCTGCGGGAACTGCGGTTCGCCCAGAGCGTCGATGTCATGTACATCACCCACACCCGTTACCAGACCCGCAAACTGTCACGCACTGGCGCGGCAACCTTCCAGATCGCGCCGGTTGTTTTCGTCAACGGTCCCTACGACACAGAGAACACCGGCGACGTGCCAGGCGCCGGTTACACGCCAGACACGACCGCGCCAGGTGACGGGACAACGGCGCCGGGCACCGGCGGAACTTACGATCCGGGTGCCTCCGGCGCACCGCCGGACAGCGGCGGCGGGGATGGCGGCGGCGGTGGGGATGGCGGCGGTGGCGGCGGTGGCGATGGGGGAGACGGCTGATGGCCGATACATCCATTGCATTGTCGGCGGCAACGGCTTTCACGTCCGGCGCGGTTGTGGTCACCGCGTCGGCGCCATTGTTCGCTGCCACGGACGTTGGCCGAGCCATCGCGTTGCGGGGACAGGCGCCGGCCCGCAGTGCCGCGGCTGGGGTTTCGGTCGGACTGGTCTTCGTTTCGACTTACGCGGGTGTCGATCGGCTGTACCGCGTCACCACATCTGGCACGACGGCGGCGGCCAGCATGGCGGGCACCACGCCGAACTATGACCTGAACGCGCCGCGCGAGATCGGCCTGACGATCGCGGACGGCACCGCAACGCTGAAATACCTTGGCGCCGGAAAGCAGGCCTGGGGCTTTGGCGTCATCAGCACCTACACCGACAGCCAGACCGTCACGGTAACGGTCAATCCGGGCGGCCCGTTCGTGGCGACGGCCGCGACGAAGCGCTGGCGCCTGGGCGAATTTTCCGACGCGCGCGGCTGGCCGGCCACGGCGACCTTCCACGCGGGCCGCACCTGGTGGGGCGGAACGTCGACCAAACCGCAGACGCTATGGTCCAGCGCCACCGGTGACTTCGAGAACATGACGCAGAGCGAGCCGGACGGCGCGGTGCTGGATACCAGCGCCATCACGCTCGCGCTGGATGATGACCAGGCGAATATCATTCGCTGGTTGTCGTCGTTTTCGAAAGGGCTTGGCGTCGGCACATCGTCCGGCGAATGGACGGTTGGCCCGGCGAACGCCAACGGCGCCCTGAGCCCGAACAACAACCGGGCGTTGCGGCAGACTGACCGGGGATCGGACAGCAACGCGGCGGCGATCCGGGCGTCCGGCGTCATCCTGTTCCTGGAAGAGGGCGGCCGGAAACTGCGCCAGATGGAATACGACGTGATGACCGACACGTTCAGCACGATCGATCTGACGCAACTGTCCGACCACATCACCGCCACCGGATTGGTGGAGTTGGGTTATCAGAGAAAACCCAACGGGATCGTGTGGGGCGTGCGCAAGGATGGCCACCTCGCCACATTGACGTTCGATCGCGAGCAGAAGGTGCGGGCATGGACGCGCCAGACGCTTGGCGGCGGCACGGTGCAGGTTGAAAGTGTGGCCGTCGTGCCGGCGCCGGATGGGACGACCGATGACGTGATGCTGGCGGTAGCCCGCACCTTCGGTGGCACCACACGGCGAACCATCGAATATGTCCGCGCGCCGTTCCGCGCCGACCTGGAAGGCGAGACAGCCGCCTATTTCGTTGATGGCGGCCTGTCCTATTCGGGCACGGCCGCCAACGTGTTCTCTGGCCTGGATCACCTGGAAGGCCAGACGGTGCAGATCGTGGCCGATGGCAGCCGCCGGTATGATGCCGTGGTGACCGGCGGCACGGTGACCGCGAATGGCGGGGCCGCGACGGTGGCGCATATCGGGCTGATGTCCCACGCAGTGTTCGTGTCACTGCCGCCGGAAGCCGGCGCCGCGGCCGGCACCGCGCAGAACCAGTTCAAACGGATTTCGGAAATCTCCATCCTGTTCCTGGAAAGTGCCGGCGGTTCCTACGGCCGCATTGGGCATATGGAACCGATCATTGAAAGGACGCTGGACATGCCGATGGATCAGGCGGTTCCGCTGTTGACCGGGTTCAAGCGGGTGCCCTTCCCGGCCGGCTGGGATCGTGCCGGCACAGTGGTGATCGAAACCAGCGACCCGTTGCCGCTGACCGTGCTGGCGCTGGTATCGGACGTTGACACCAATGGTTGAAATCCGCGGCTTCCATCCGGCGGACGTGGATGCGTTCGAACCGGTTGGATACGGGCTGTCCGACATGGACTGGCGCACCATGATCCGCATGGCGGCGCGGTCCGGCCCGGCATGGACGGGCGAGCTGGACGGCCGGATCATCGGCTGTGCCGGCCTTGGCCTGCTGTGGCAGGGCCGGGCGCAGACGTGGTGCGTGCTGGCGCCGAACATTCCGAAACGCGCATGGATCGGGATACATCGGGCGGTTGCCGTCCGGTTGGCGCAGATGGGCGCGCTGAACATCTGGCGGATCGAGGCCGACGCGCTGTTCGGATACCTGCCCGGCGCGCGCTGGCTGCGGATGCTGGGCTTTGAGCAAGAGGGCCTGGCGCGGGCCTATGGACCGGACCGGCAGGATTATCTGCGGTTTGCGCGGGTGACCGACTGATGGGCCCGATGGTAGTCATGGGAATGATGGCGGTCACGACGGCCTTGACCGCGGCATCGGCCATCGCGAAGGGCAACACCGAGGCGGCCGTGGCCGACAACAACGCGGCGATCGGCCGGGTGAACGCCGGCACGGCCCTGAACCTCGGCGAGGCGGACGCGGCCCGCATCCAGGATCAGACGCGCCGCAGGCTGGCCATGGGGGAGAACGCATGGGCCGCCAACGGCGTGCAGACCGGCGTTGGCAGCGCGCTGGACGTGATGGGCGACATGGCGGCGCAGGGTTCGCTGGACGCGCAGATTGCACGGTGGAAAGGCAAGACGGCGTCGAACAGTGCGCTGGCGCAGAGTAACCAGGCGAGCGCGATGGCGCCGACATTGCAGACGGCCGGCTACATGGGCGCGGCCACCAGTATCCTGGGGGGCGCGACGAGCATCGCCAACTCGAAGGCCTTCGCCGCCGGCATGGTGAGTTAGTCATGCCCGCCATCCCTGAAATCCTGTCGTCCGCGGGCTACGGCGCCACGCCGCAGCCGACGATGCCGATCAACAGCCTGACGAGCGCGAACGACGCGCTGACGGCCGGCATGCAGCAGGTGACATCCAACCTGGGGCACTTGTTGGGCCGGATGACGGTACAGAAACAGGTAAACGACGCGGCGCAAAAAGAAGGCAAAATCGCGACCGACTATATTGATATGCAGAACCGCTACGCCAATGATCCAGACCCAACGACCGCGCCCGCCCGTTTTCAGGCGGAAGCGAACGCCTACAGGGATGACACGCTAAGGAACATTCCAGACGAGGGCACGCGCGGCTACGTAGCGAAATCGTTGTCGTTGCATATGCCGGTAAGGTATGGCGAGGTCGTCCGCCTGTCAGCCCAACGCGCGCACCAGACCGCCATCGGCACAATGGGCGACAACGTATCTAACCAGGCGCAATCACTGGCGAACGCGACCAACACCGCCGATGAGTCACTGGCGGTGCAAGGCATGAAGTCGGGGCTGGCCGGTAATGTCGCGGCAGGGACGATCGATCAGCCGACGATGAACCAGTATTTCTCCAAGGGGATCGCCCAGGCAGGAACGATCATCGCGGCAACCGACCCGGCCCGCGCGGCCCGCCTGCTTGACCAGTACGCGCCGGAAATGTCGGTGGGCGACGTGGCGGCGTTGCGGACGCATCTGGAACCCAAACTCAAAACCCAATACGAAGGCCAGACCGCGCAGGACGCCGGGCAATACGACGCGGCTACCTCGGCCCGCGCCCAGCTCGTGCATGACGGCATGATTGCGCGCGGCCTCAACGAGGGAATGGCACATGCCGCTGCCGTCAATGCCATAGCGGAAAGCCACGCGAACCCGAACACCATCCCCGGCGACGGCGGCATCTCACATGGTCTGTTCCAGTGGAACAAAACCCGGCTGGCGGCGTTCCAGGCGCAGTATGGCCACTTGCCGGAGGCCGGCACGCTGGACGAGGCGCTGGACTTCACCGCCGCCGAACTGAAGGGGACGTATGCAACGGCGGCCCAGGCCATAGAGGCGGCGCCGACCGCGGCAGCCAAGGCCAGGGCGTTCTCCACGTACTATCTGCAGCCGAAAGATATAGCAGGCGAGGAAGCCAGACGCACGGTGATTTCTGACAGGCTGACGACTTACGGCTACCAACCCAACCTGCAAACGCAACTCGACTACGTGAAAAAACAAACGGCGGACCAGCCATTCGACGTTCAGCAACGGACGATTGGCAGGGTCTATGAGGCGTTCAACAACGACCAACGGGCGTTGGCGCCGGCGCGGGCGGACCTGCACCGCCAGCTCGGCGACCTGGGAACCGGCTACGATGCCGGCATGACGACGCCGGATATCCCGCTGGCGCAAATTCGGACGCTACTGCCGCCGCAGGATCAGCAGCGCGTGATTGACGAGTTGACGATCAGGCGCAACGCCGGCGATTTCACCCGTGCCGCGCAGTGGGCAACGCCGGCTCAAGAACAGGCCATACGCGAATATCTGGCCGTGCCGGGATCGCTCGCCGCCCAACTGCCGCGTAAAGACGGCCACATGCTCGGCCTGCCGGCACAGCCAGCGGTGCCGGGGGTCGAGAGTAGCGAAAATGCCGCGCTGCGCCTGAGGATAGCGGCGAAGTTTGAGGAGGGGCTGACGCGGAAACACCAGGCACTGCTGAGCGATCCAGCCGCTTACACCGCATCGGCGCCCGAAATGGCCGCGCGCGCCCAGGCGATCGACTCGGCAAAGCCAGAGACGCAAGAAGCCTACATCGACGCGTCATTGCAATTGCAGCGGCAACTTGGCCTGCGAGAGTCGCAAACCCGGGTGCAGACCGACAGCCAGATCGCCAGCATCTCGGACACATTCGCGCACACGGACCCGGCGACCGCCGACACGGGCGCTATGATCGATTCCTACAAGAAGCAACTCGGAAAGCACTGGCCGCAGGCATATGGCGAACTGGTGCGGATCGGAAAAGTGTCTCCCGAAATCCAACTAATCGCCGACATGGACAGGAAGGGCCAGGCGTTCGCCCGGGCAGACTTGCAGCGAGTGATTGTGATGGCGGCGAAGGCCGGTGGAATGGAACAACTACGCCAGAACGCACCGCCCGACCAACTGAAAGACCTGGACAAGAACCTCGAAGCCACGATGGCGCCGTTCCGGGCAACAACGGCCTACAACCAGGACGGCGACCAACTTTTCAACACCGTCAAGAACGGCGTCAAGGCCCTGGCAACAGGTTACCTGTTCCAGGGCTTGGACGCCGACGATGCACTGGCGAAGGCGTACCAGGGCATCATCGGCGAGAAGTACGACATTCGTGGCACGATGCGGGTGGATAAAAGCCAAGCCAACATGACGGACGTGACCCTGGCGACGAACCAGGTGCAACAAGGCCTGACGGCCGATCAGTTGGCGACACCACCCGCGCGGCCGAACATCCCCGGCGAAACCGATGCGGCGCGACGGGACGCCGTGCTGACAGCGGCGAAAAACGGCAAGTGGGTACCGAACCGGGACAGCTCCGGCCTTGTGCTGATGGCGACACTACGAAACGGCGACGTAATGCCAGTGCATCGGGCGGATGGATCGCCGGTTGAGCTGCGGTTTAACGCCCTGCCGCCGATCGCGCCGCCGGCGTGGGCCGAACCGCTGCCTGACGATACCGCGAATGCAATCGTTCCGCCGGGGCCGTATTCGCTGCCCTCGTTGCCGCCGATGCCAACCGGCCCTGACCTGTCGCGCGTCACCAATCGGCCAGTAGGCGCGGCCCTTGGTGATTGGATACATGGCAGCACGCCGGGGGGCCGCTGATGGGCCTGTTTGGCGGCGACCCACACGACAGCACCACCCTGGAGCGGATGGGCCTGGACGCGCTGGAAACCAGCACCGGCCAGGTGCTCGGCGCCGTCGCCGGCGACGCCTTCGCCAGCAGCCCACTGGTGCGATTGGGCCGCGCGCAAGCAAGCAGCCAGACGCCGTTCGTGAACGAATATGGCATGAACATGGCGCCCGACCTGCCGCCATCGCCGCTGCTGGATCCGGCCGACGCGAACAAGCGCTACGGCATCAAGGGCGCGCTCAACTTCACCGCGCCGGTCACCGAAGCCGTCGCGCAGGATCTGTTCGAGGCCAAGCGCGACCAGATCGCGCGCCAGGACATTGTCGATCGCCGAACCGACAGCATCGCCACGGGATGGGCGGCGCGCACAGGGACGGCATTGGCCGTCGGCCTGCTCGATCCGCTGAACCTGGCGGCCGGGTTCATTCCCGTGCTCGGGGAAGCCCGCGCCGCCGAGTGGTTTGCGAAAGCGGGATCCGCCGCGACACGGGCCGGCGTGCGCGCCGGCATCGGCGCCTTGCAGGGCGGCGCGTCCATGATCCCGCTCGAAGGGATCAACTATGCGCTGGACCAGCACGAGCTGAACGACTGGACGATGGGCGAGGCGCTGCACAACATCGCGTTCGGCAGCATCGTCGGCGGTGGCCTGCATGTGCTGACGCGGTATCCGCGCGCGCCGATCACTCAACTGATCGAGGATGCCGGCCCGGATGCGCGGGCCGGCGCACTGCAAGCCGGCATCGCACAACACCTGGCCGATGCGCCAACGGCGGTGGCGCCGGTGCTGGATATCGGCCGGCTGGAAAGCGGCATGGCGGCCCGCATCCGGGCGCGCGGCGACACGGCAGACGGCAACTATGCCGCCTTCACCCCGCAGGGCTTGCGTGTGGAGATGCGGCCGGAAGTGGTGGAACTCGATAGCCTGGTTGCCAGCCACGACGATACCGGCAACGTCAACCCGGCCTATCCGCACGCCGAGGGCCTACAGGTGCGGGACCGCGCCAACGCGGCGAGCCAGGCGCAGATCACGGAAATGGCGTCGCGGCTGGAGCCGGAACGGCTTGGCCCGTCGCCGGAAGCCGCCACGGGCGCGCCGATCGTGAACGGCGACAACATCGTGGAAAGTGGCAACGGCCGCACGATGGCCCTGCGGCGGGTCTACGGCGATCCGGTGCTGACGGACCAGGCAGCGGCCTACCGCGCGTTCCTGCGGGCGCGGGGCCATGACGTCGAGGGCATGAAGGCGCCAGTGCTGATCGGCCGCCGGGTCACGGACCTGCCACCGGACCAGGTGAAGGCTTTCACGGACGGCGCGAACGAGCGGACGACGCTCGGCCTGAACGCGGGCGAGCAGGCGCGGATGGACGCGAAACGGGCTGGCGCCGCGGTTTCGGCCTGGCAGCCGGGGACTTTGGCCGGCCGGGAAAACCAGGACTTCGTGGGCGCCTTCATGGCGCAGGTGCCGGCCGAAGAACGCGCCGGGATGATCGAGACGAATGGCGCGCTGTCGCCGGCGGGCGAGGCGCGCATCCGTGCGGCCATGCTGGCGCATGCGTATGGCGACGCCATCGGCCCGACGCTGGAGCGGATGCTTAACGGGCGCGTGGAACACATGAAGGGCCTGGCGGGGGCGCTGACGGACATGGCCGGCCCGTGGTCGCGAATGCGCGCCGCGGCGGCGGCCGGCGACATCCCGGCCGGCCTGGATATCACGCCCGCGCTGGGAGAGGCGGTGCAGTTGCTGGACCAGGCGCGGGCAGCGCGTGAAAGCCCGGCGACGATACTGGCGCAGACGGACATGCTGTCGCGGCCGTCGCCGGCGGGCGTCGCTCTGCTGCGGATGATGTTTCGTGACGACGCCATGCGCCAGCCGGTTGGCCGCGCGAAACTGGGGGAGACGCTGGGCCACTACGTGGACCAGGCGATGGAGGCCCGGCCAGGGCCCAACCTGTTCGGCGATCCGGAGACGACGGCGGGGGATATCCTGCGGACCTCGGTGGATGCCAAGGCGCAGGCAGTGGCGGATGCGTTGGGCGACGCGGCGGCGCCCCGGTCAGCCGAGCGGCCGGCGGACGTGGCGGCGAGCCGGGACGCGGCGGATCAGGCGCGCGCCGCCAGCGCCAGCCACGCAGGTGACGGCGCGGAAGCCAGCCTGTTCGGTGATGCGCCGGAGGCGCCCAAGGCGCCAGAGGAGGCCACAGGCGTCAAAACGGAGACACCGCCGGCGAAGACATCACCCGAACAACCGGCGCCAGCCCAGGCCGACATGTTCGGCGGAGCGCCCCCGGCGGCGGCGAAACTATCGCCGGAAATCCAGGAAGCCATGCGCCTGGCCGACGAGGCGGCGGCGGCGTTGCACACCGAACTGGCGGCCGGCCGGCTGACCGAAGCGGACATGGCGCCGCTACACGCGGCCGACGAAGCGGTGGCCAGGGCGGAAATCCGCGCCCAGGCGGCCGAGGCGGCGGCGTCCTGCATCGTTTCCGGCCTCGGAGAGATTGGCGCATGAGCCGCAGTACGAATGCCTGTCTGGAGACGATCAGCGCGGCGGTTGGCCATGCGCTGTCCAGCCAGGAAATCATGGACATCGCCAGCGAGGTCGAACAGCGGATCACTGACAGGGTGAACGCTGGCGACAGCCGGTTTGCCGCGGCCGCGGCGGCCGGCAAGAAACTGGCCGGCGAGGAGCTACTGGCAGCGATCGTGGAACGCCGAGCGGCGGCCATCAACGTCCGCATCCGCGCCGGCCTGGATGCACGCGGTGCGGCGGGCCAGGAAATGAACGCGATCCGGTCCGTGCTGTCCGGCGCGCGCGGCATCTTCAGTGGTGCGGCGGCGTCGATCGACGCCATGAGCCACGCCCTGCGCGATCGCATGCACGGCGGGCTGATCCTCGACTTCCGCCGAGCCGGCATCCTGAAGGCGCTGCTGTGGCGCGACAAGGCGTTCGAACGCGACGTGGCGGTGGAATTGTGGGCGGTGCGCGATCCCACCAGCGCGCGTGCAACCAACAACGCGCACGCGGTGTCGGCGGCGCAGATCATCAACAAATACATGGAGACCGTGCGCGGCTGGCAGAACGAGGCCGGCGCCTGGATTGGCAAGCTGGAAAACTACATCGTCCGCCAGTCGCACGACATGTGGAAGATCCGTGGCGACGGGACCGGCGCGGCGTTCGATGCCTGGCGCAGCTTCATCGAACCGCGCCTGGACGCCAGCACGTTCGAAGGCCGCGCCGACCGCACGGCCTTTCTGCGCAACGTGTGGGATTCACTCGCGTCCGGCCTGCATGAAACATCGGGTGGCGATGCGCTGGCCGGCTTCTCCGGCCCCGGCAATCTGGCAAAGCGCGTCAGCCAGGAACGGTTGCTGCACTTCAAATCGGCCGACGCCTGGTTCGACTACAACGAGAAATTCGGCAAGGGCGGCGTGGTCGACGCGGCACTGCACGCGATCGAGAAAGGCACCCGCGACGTGGCGCTGATGCGCCAGCTCGGCACCAATCCCGAGGCGATGATGCAGGGCTGGATCGATCGCATGCAGAAGTCCGCACGCCTTCGCAACGACTTCACCACCCGGGACAGTCTGACCGGATCGATGCCGAAGAACGTGCTCGCCGTGCTGACCGGCGAGGCGTCGATCCCCAGGAACTACACGCTGGCGAAAATCGGCTCGACCGTGCGCACCATGCAAAGCCTGGCGAAACTCGGCGGCGTGGTGCTGTCATCCATTCCCGACCTGGCCATTAACGCACTCATGCTGCGTCATAACGGCATCCCTCTGTTCGAGGCGTACGCGCGGCAGATGCACGGCCTGTTGCCCGCCGGCGAAGCGCGCCAGGAAGTGGCGGAGGCATTGGGCGTAGGCCTTGACCACATGCTGGGCACCGTCATGCACCGCTTCCAGGCGGAGGATGGCGCGATTGGCAAACTCTCCGCTGCGGCGCGCCAGTTCTACAACCTGTCCGGCCTGACCTATTGGACCGACAGCCTGAAAACCTCCGCCGGGCTAATGCTGTCGAACAACCTGGCGCGCCGATCCGCCACGGCGTTTGACGCCCTGCCGGCGCGCATGCGGGCGAGCCTGATCCGCTACGGGATCGAGGCGGACGACTGGACAAAGCTGGCGGCCGAGGTGCGCCAGGCCGCGGACGGCAACCACTACATCATCCCCGCGGAGATGGCCGATCGCGGCCTGTCCGACCGGGTGCAGGCCTACATCAGCGACCAGGTGCGCGAAGGCATGACGGAGGCAAGCGCGGCCGACCGGGCGATTACCACATGGGGAACCCAGCGAGGCACGCGGGCCGGCGAAGCTGTGCGCCTCGTGATGCAGTTCAAGCAATTCGCCGTAACCTATCTCGACCGCACGATCGGTCGCGAAGTCCTGCGTTACGGGGAGAATGCCGGTTCGGGAACGCAAACCTGGGGTCAACTCGCTCGGGGCGTTGACGTTGGCGGCATCGCGCACCTGATCGTCGCCACGACGGCGCTTGGCTACCTGTCGATGACGCTGAAGGAGCTGGCGAAAGGGCGCATGCCGCGCGATCCCATGTCGCCCGGCGCCTACAAGGAAGTTCTGCTGGCGGCGATGGTGCAGGGCGGCGGCCTGGGCATCTATGGCGACTTCCTGTTCGGCGAGGCAAACCGCATGGGCGGCGGCATACTGGCCACGGCTGGCGGCCCGGCGATGGGCACGTTGGAAGACTTCCACCGCGTGCTGATGAGCGTGATCCACCATCAAGGCCATCCGGTCGCCGAGGGCATCCAGACGGTGAAGAACAACGCGCCGTTCATCAACCTGTTCTACTCGCGGATGGTGCTGGACCATCTGATCCTGTTCCGCATGCAGGAATGGGCAAATCCCGGCTACCTGCGGCGCTACGAACAGAATGTAAAAAGTCAGAACCATCAGACGTTCTGGCTGCGTCCATCGGCGTTTGTTCAGTAAAGGCGATCCGGCATGACAATAACATCCACCGTCGTGTCTGTTACCT